AGAGTTGAGATCCCAGAAGAGAAGCGTCCTCGCATTGTCCAAATTGGTAAAACCAAAGGCAAAAAGCAACTATTAACTGAGGACTAAAATGAAAAACTTGGCAGTCGTTGCCTTGTGTTTTCTTTCATCCTTTGCAAGCGCTAATGAGATTGAAGAAGTCGTCGTGAAAGCGAGACGAGTACAGATTGTATTGGTGAAACTCTCTGAGAATCACGTACAAAACCCGATCACTAAAAATTGGCGTTATGTCGAAGAAAAGAAAGAAGACGACAAAGGCAATAAGGCATAAACAAGGGGCCGTAAGGCCCCTTTTCTGGAGATACAAATGGAAGATATAATTCCTATCATTGGAATTGGAGCTGTAATGATGATTGCTCCAATTGCTATTGGTATTACACTCATTTATTCATATGAGGCAACAAAGAATATTGGTCTTACACAGACTCCATCCGAGACATTAGACGCTCAGCACGATTAGTCACTTGACGATACCAAAGTGAATCACGACCTTCGACTGCAGCTTTCTTCCAATCATGGTCAAGAATAGCAGCATTGAAGTTTTTAAATTTTGAAAGGCGAGTACGACCCATATTGAACATCATATTAACCAAGATCTGCTGGACCTCGTCTGGTAGGTCTCCAAAGTTCCCTTTGCCGTATAGAGCGTCACACTCTCCGATGGCGAGGTCGAGGTCTGCTTCGAAACACTCCTTAACTCGTTCTTCCGTAACTCCAGTACCGACTGGTTCTCCGTGTTCCGGGTCACTTTCGAGGACAAGGTGACCAACTCCAAACGTGGGGTAACCGAGGTGATCGTTGTAGATGACATATTCTACTCCTTCATCGATTTTAAGTTGTTCGTATACAGCTTCGCGATTCATTTTAACTCCTATGGTTTACTTTTATTTGATTCTGTTGTATAATAAACATTGTCGCTAAGGATATATTATGGAATTCTATACTAACGTTATTCAACAGTTCAGTGAATTATATATACGTGGTTTCAATACAGATGGCGAACGCATTCAACGTAAAGTAAAATACGAACCATACCTTTTTACTCGATCAAACGAAACTACTGCGTATAAAGATATTTATGGTTCTCATGTTTCTAAGCGTGACTTTAATACAATTTCTGAAGCAAAAGAATTTATTAAGAAATATGAAAATGTAGATGGTATGGAAATCTATGGCTTAGATCGTTGGCCATACGTTTATATGTATGAGAACTATCGTGATTGTACGCCTGACACTTCAAAAATCAACATTGTCAACATTGACATTGAGGTAGCATCTGACGACGGTTTTCCAAAACCAGAAGAAGCCGCGGCACCAGTTACAGCAATTGCATTGCGGCGACGTAATATGACTGTCGTGCTTGGTTGTGGTGATTTTGAGACTGACGACAAAAATGTATATTATGTTAAGTGTAAAGATGAGATTCACTTGCTTCGTCGCTTTCTTAAAATCTTTGGTGAAATGGATGCTGATGTATTAACTGGCTGGAACACTGAGTTCTTCGACATTCCCTACCTCGTCAATCGCATTACAAAACTTATTGATCGAGAAACTGCATGTCGTATGTCGCCTTGGGGTATTATCAAGGAACGACGAGTTCGTCGCATGACAGAAGAAGAACAAACATTTAATATTGTTGGTGTTGCTTGTCTAGATTATCTTAACGTTTATAAAAAGTTTCAGCTCGAGCCACGTGAGTCATATCGTTTGGATTATATTGCTGAAGTCGAGCTTGGTGTAAAGAAACTTGATTATTCTGAGTATGGTAACCTACATACTCTCTATAAAGAAAACTATCAAAAGTTTATTGAGTACAACATTCGAGATACTGACCTTATCTTTATGCTCGAAGAAAAGCTCGGTTACCTTGAGCAAGTATTTGCAATCTCATACGACGCTAATGTAAACTACGGTGATGCTCTTGCCTCGGTGTTAATCTGGGATGTTATTATCCACAATTACCTAATGGATAACAACATCGTTGTACCGATGCGCAAGCAACCTAATGATGGTGGACAAATCGTAGGTGGTTTTGTCAAAGAACCAAAAGTTGGAATACATGATTGGGTTATGTCTTTTGATTTGAATTCACTGTACCCACATCTTATTCAACAATACAACATTAGTCCGGACACTCACATATCTCATTTACCAGATGATGTAATGAGATCTCGTATGACTGCTGACGTAGATAATTTTTTGAATAAGAAAGTTAGTACCGAAGTACTTCAAAAATACAACCTCACTATGACACCAAATGGTGAAGTGTATCGCAAAGATTTTCAAGGATTCTTACCAAAGCTTATGGCAAAAATGTACGATGATCGTACAATGTACAAGAAAAAAATGCTTGATGCTAAAAAAGAATATGAAAAGAATCCTAGCCGTGAACTTGAAATTGATATATCACGTTATCATAACCTCCAGCTCGCTAAAAAGATTCAGCTAAACTCAGCTTATGGTGCATTAGCCAATAAGTATTTTCGATGGTTTGACTTGCGTAACGCTGAGGCTATCACAATGTCTGGTCAGCTTTCTATCCGTTGGATTGAGAAAGCACTTAATGATTGGCTCAATGATATACTTAAAACAAAAAATCATGATTATGTTGTAGCTATTGACACTGACTCAGTGTACGTTTGTTTTGATAAACTCATCGAGCAAATTCAACCAAATGATAAAGTTGACTACATGGCTAAAGTTGCTGATGAGTTAATCGAACCATTTATCAATAAGTCATATCAGCAGCTTGCAGATTATTGTAATGCTTACGATCAGAAGATGATCATGAAACGTGAGAACATCGCTGACAAAGCAATATGGACTGCGAAGAAACGTTACATCATGAATGTATATGATTCTGAAGGTGTAAGGTATTCTGAACCTAAGCTTAAGATGATGGGTATTGAAGCTATACGTTCTTCAACACCTGGTGTATGTCGTGATTATATTAAGAAAACTCTTGAACTTATTATGTCATCTGACGAAACATCAGTGCAAAAATACATTGCTCAAATACGTGATGAGTTTAGTGCACTTCCATTTGAAAAGGTAGCATTCCCACGTAGTGTTTCATTTACAACTTGGAAAACACGATCAGATGGATCACGGTATCCCGACACGTACTCAGACAATAAACTAATTTACAAAAAAGGTACTCCAATTCAGGTTAAAGGTGCACTACTGTACAATCATTATTTAGATAAATATAACCTTACTAAGAAATACGAGCAGGTTAACGATGGCGAGAAAATTAAATTTAGCTATCTCAAAAAACCTAATCCCATCCACGACACAGTCATATCGTGTCCTGACGTCCTACCGCCTGAATTTAGGCTAGAAGATTACATCGACTATAATACTCAATTTGTTAAAGGATACCTTGATCCTATTGAAGCGATACTCGGTGTGATTGGCTGGTCGTCAGAAAAGAAATCAACCTTGGAGGACTTTTTTAGTGACTGACAAAATAGCAGCAACATTAGAAGACTTCGACTTTGGATTCTCTTTAGTAGACGCTGATGAGTTAGAGCAAGTACAAACGCTAACCAAAGAAATCGAGTCAACCAGTTCAACTGCAGAAGGTTGGCAACAACAAGCAGAGCAATGGAAACTAAAAGCCGAGTATATGTATAAGGCAGTTACTCCTTTGCTCAATAATCTTTCTGCTAATCCTGAAAAAGAATACATCTATTGGCCAGATAGAGTAGATAAAATCAATGCGTTTCAATTAAAACTACTTAGTATTTTGGAGGATTAAATGCCAATAAGCTTAACAGCTTTGGTTATGGGTTTAGTATTAACTTGTGTTGGAGGTTACTTTTCAGTTGTAGGTTTAGCGACTATTTTTAGCGGAGCATTTTGGTCCGTTGTAGTTATGGCCACAGCGCTTGAAACGTCAAAAGTAATTGCTGCATCATGGATATATCGTTGTTGGAAAATAGCACCATTTCTCATACGAACGTATATGGTAGCAGCAGTAATAACATTGGTGCTTATTACATCTTTAGGTATTTTTGGTTACCTTTCGAAAGCACATTTGGAGCAAACAATTGAACAAGGTGGAAATAATGAAATTCAAATCGAGGCCTTGGAACGTCGCATTGCGCGTCAACAGGGTGTTATCCGCGATTCGGAGACTGTATTACTTCAACTCGACCGAGCAGTCCAGACACTTATTGATTATGATCGCATCCGCGGACCCTCAGGTTCGATCGCGGTTAGGTCATCCCAAAAAGAAGAAAGGCAAAGTCTTAACGACTCGATCTCTGATGCGTATGACGAAATCGAATCGCTTAACGACAAACTTATCCCGCTCAAGAAAACACAAATTAAACTTGAAGCGGAAATTGGCCCACTTAAATATATAGCGGAGGCTATCTATGGAGAAGATGCTAGAACGTATTTTGATACTGCAGTCCGTTGGATTATTATTGTTATTGTTATGGTATTCGACCCTCTTGCTATCGCGTTAATTTTAGCAGGTAATATTGGTTTAATGAATAGGACAATAGAAATAAAAGAAGAAGGTGTGTTAAAAGTAAACGCACAAAAAGTACAAAAAGTCGACTGGGATCATGCACCACATCCAAGTGAAAGAGATGGACTTGGGCTTGACGGTTGACATTTTTTAAATAGTATGGTAGAATTGATCTACAATATGAATGGAGATAAGAATGAGTGTATTAAGTAAATTGCAAAAGAACAGCACAATTAAAGATTCAGAAATTTTATCTGAGTCTAAGTTCTTTTCTGAAAAGGATATGATTCCAACCAGCATCCCCATTATTAATGTTGCATTGAGTGGTCGTTTGGATGGTGGTCTTACTCCCGGTCTCACTATGTGGGCCGGGCCTTCTAAACACTTTAAAACAGCATTTAGTCTTTTAATGGCTAAAGCTTATTTGGACAAATATGAAGATGCAGCGCTTCTTTTCTACGATTCTGAGTTCGGTACTCCTCAAGCGTATTTTGAGTCTTTTGGAATTGACCGTGATAGGGTTCTTCATACTCCTATTACTGACGTTGAGCAGCTTAAATTTGATATTATGAAGCAGCTTGATCAATTGGATCGTGGTGACAAAGTGTGTATTATCATTGATTCAATTGGTAATCTTGCTTCAAAGAAAGAAGTTGAGGATGCACTTAATGAAAAGTCAGTTGCTGACATGTCTCGTGCAAAGCAAATCAAATCATTATTCCGTATGGTTACACCTCACCTTACACTCAAAGATATTCCAATGGTGGTAGTAAATCATACTTACAAAGAAATTGGTTTGTTCCCACGTGATATTGTTGGTGGTGGTACCGGTTCTTATTACTCAGCTGATAACATTTATATCATTGGCCGGCAACAAGAAAAAACTGGCACCGAAGTCACTGGTTACAATTTTATTATTAACGTAGAGAAATCACGTCATGTAAAAGAGAAATCAAAAATCCCAGTGTCAGTATCTTGGGAAGGTGGTATCAGTAAATGGTCTGGCTTACTCGATGTTGCATTGGCCGGTGGGTTTGTTGTCAAACCTTCCAACGGCTGGTATGCTAAAGTAGATATTGAAACCGGTGAAGTTGAAGATAAAAAGTATCGAGCAAAAGAAGTTGATACTAAAGATTTTTGGATGGATATCATAACATCTAAAAAATTCTATGATTATGTAAAGAACAAATATTCTGTAGCTCATAACTCGATTATTACAAATGAGGAAGTTGTAGATTTTATGGAAGCAGTAGATGAGTGATATTAGTATTGAAAAGCTAATTCTTGGTAATCTCATTGACAATGATAATTATGTAAGAAGTGCACTTCCTTTCATTAAACAAGATTATTTTGTAGAGTACGAATATCGAGTTATATTTGATCTCATTGAAAATTACTTTACCAAATATAATTCAACACCAACTCAGTCTGCACTTAAAATTGAGCTAGATAGTGTTGACGTTAATGATGATACGTATAAAGCATGTATCGATGTCATCAACGAACTCAAAGGTGGTGATGTCGAAAATGATTGGTTAATCGAGCAAACAGAAAAGTATTGCCAAGATAAAGCAATTTATAATGCTATTATGGAATCTATTCAAATCATTGATAATAAGTCGTCAATGGATAAAGGATCTATTCCCGAAATTTTGTCAAATGCTTTAGCCGTATCGTTTGACACTAACATTGGTCATGATTTCTTGGAAGATTACGAATCACGTTATGATTTCTATCACCAGGTAGTTGAACGTATTCCTTTTGACATTGACTATCTTAATAAAATTACTCGTGGTGGTATCCCAAGAAAAACATTAAACATTATCCTTGCCGGTACTGGTGTAGGTAAAACACTTATGATGTGTCACTTTGCTGCATCTAATCTTATGCAGGGTAAGAATGTATTATACATTACTCTTGAAATGGCAGAGGAACGTATTGCTGAACGTATTGACGCTAATCTTATGGGTGTACCACTCAACGATTTGGAAACATATCCTCGCGAAACTTATGACACAAAAATTGAAAGACTACGTGGAAAAACAAAAGGTAAGCTTATTGTAAAAGAATATCCAACTGCTTCAGTTGGTTCGGGTCACTTCCGTCATCTTCTCAATGAGTTAAAGATGAAAAAGAAATTTGTACCTGATGCAATCTATATTGATTATCTCAACCTTTGTACAAGTAGTCGACTCAAGATGGGATCTAATGTGAATAGTTATACCTATATTAAATCTATTGCAGAAGAACTCAGAGGCCTAGCAGTTGAATTCAATCTACCAATCTTCAGCGCAACACAGACGAACAGAACTGGCTATACTAATTCTGATGTTGGACTCGAAGATACCTCGGAATCTTTTGGTCTACCAGCCACTGCTGACTTTATGATTGCAGCAATTTCGAGTGAGGAACTTGAAAGTCTTGGACAATTAATGATTAAGCAATTAAAGAATCGTTATAATGATCCAGGCCTGCATCGACGATTTGTGGTTGGTGTTGATAGAAGTAAAATGAAATTGTTTGATGTAGAACAAGCTGCCCAAGATAATATTGGTCGTGATATTGCTGACACCCCAGTAATGGATAACACTGACTTTGGTATGGGTTTACGTAGAGAAAGATTTGATAAACAAAAATTTGAGGCTTTAAAATGATGGTGGCTAAAAAGAATATAAATAATCGACGTAAAGTAGCTCTTGAAAATCTCAAGAAAGCTATGTTTGTTGAAAAGAATGGTCGCTCTGAACAAGAGTGGAAAAAGAAAGTCGAATACGATATTTCTGTATTGGAAAAAAGAATTCAATGACGAGAATAAAGTTCAAACACTGGAAAACAGGAAAAGAACTTGTTGAAGTAGGTGAATTACCTGCACAACTTAATTCACCGTCATCCGATCGTTATGTATTACAAACACCACATGGTGATTTCGTTGACATCATAAAAAATACAGTTATTGTTATGGAAGATGTGACAAATGATAAATTACAAATATAATGAAGATGAGTTGATCGCTGAGCTAAAAGGTTATATTGACGCAACCTATGCTCAACATTACTCCCAAGGTAAAATCCAAACGACAGAGGTCGTCATTGATCAGGGGCATGGCACTGGTTTTTGCATGGGTAATATTTTAAAGTACGCACAGCGTTACGGCAAAAAAGGAGAAACGGCTGAACAATGGCGAAAAGACTTGCTTAAAGTTTTACATTATGGAGTAATTCAGCTGTATATACATGACAGAGAGAATGCGGAAAGGAGTATTCAGAGTGAAGATTGAAGGTGAAGAAGTACCAAATGTAGTCTTTCAGACACGTATACGTGATAATTCTATTGATGGTGATAACCCATATCGCTGGCAAGAAATGACAACCGATGACTATTTTAAAGGTCAACGTGTTGTAGTGTTTAGTTTGCCTGGTGCATTTACACCTACATGTTCAACTTACCAATTGCCAGGATTTGAGTCAATGGCAAATGAGTTTGCTGAGTTTGGTATAAATAATATCTATTGCATGTCAGTTAACGATTCTTTTGTTATGAATGCATGGGCAAAAGATCAAGGCTTGCAAAATGTAAAAGTCATTCCTGACGGATCAGGTCTATTTACAAATGGAATGGGAATGTTAGTCACCAAGGACAATCTTGGGTTTGGCCAACGATCTTGGAGATACGCTATGATTGTTGAAGATGGCGTGATTGAAAAGATGTTTATTGAGCCAGGAAAAAATAATAACATTTCAGAAGATCCCTATGGAGAAACATCACCGACTAATATTTTAGCTTGGCTAAAGGAGAATGAAGGGTGAGTAAAAAGAATGCGGTGAGATACATTAAAATGTTTCTTGCAATGCCGCTAGTGCTTGTGTGGGATGTCTTTTATTGGAGTCTATCACAAGTGTATAAAGGTGCCAGTTACATTGACGAAACTGGTGGTGAATTTATCGATAAGTTTATTAATGACTAGGAGCATATTATGTCAGAACAACAAACTGTAACACTTCCTATCGAAGTGATGAACAAAGTACTTAACGTACTTGGCCAAATGCCTTACGCTCAAGTAGCAGAGGTGATGGGTGCTGTTCAACAGAATGCTCAGGTAAGCGGTGGTGGTGATCTCACCCCTGCAGAGCCTGCAGCTGACACCGAAGAAGCCGCTTAAGCGGTATTCTATTCCGGCCCTTCGGGGCCGGTTCTTATAACAAAAAAATCTAATACAAGTGGTAATATTACCACTTTTTTTTGCACAAAAAACTGTTAGAAATCAATAACTTATGATGACATATTTTTCCCTTATAAATCAATAACTTAGAATTGTACAAATGGTCCATACTGGTGTAGAATGGTACCATAAATTAGAGATTAAGGAAAAAACATGAATATTGACCCCAAGCGAGTGTACGACAAAATTGCCTCTTGGACTGCAGCTGAGGAAGAAGGTGTACGTGAAAACTTTTTCGAGTATCGAGCAGCACTCGGTCCTGAAGCAACTAAGACTTTCCACGAGTTTCAGTGGGGTATCGCTTGTCAAAATGTTCTTTTTGAAATGATTAACAACGGTGAGGTGTCTCTTTAATGGCTAAGCAACTTTACATTTCTGAGTTTTTCGGTGACGTTTACAGTGGTGGTAACACCATCCCTTGGGACGCTGCTGCTAAGTACTTTCGTAACGCACACTTCGGTAAGTTCTACGCTGACGGCGAAGGTTTGCTCGAAAACCTGATTGGTTTCGAAAAGTTTTACGACAAGCAAATTCGTGCGATTGCTAACGGTGAGCGTGTTTGGACTGACAGTCAATACGAGTGTGAAGACGACTTCTACTCAGATTGGTGTTGGGAAATCTGTGCCTTCAACGTTCTTTGCGAAGGCTTCGGCAAGTTGTTTGCACCTGCTACAGAGGCAGCGTAATGAAAGATACACTGACTGGAATTTTTGTAATGGCACTAATGGGTGCCGCTCTTGGAATCATGATGGGGTTAGCAATATGACATTTACAAGTCTTCAAGGTTACATTCGAGCCACCTACCAAGAATTGGTAGAAGAATTTGGAATTCCTACTTACTCAGAACCAAGCGGTGATGAGAAAGTAAACACTGAGTGGGATCTCTTTATTGACGACACTCGTGTCACTATTTACGATTGGAAAGATTATGATCTTGGCAAGCGTAGTCGCTCTGGTAAGCCTTATCGTTGGCACATTGGTGGCAATGGTCGCGATGCTGTCCAAGTCGTGGCCACTCGTTTAAATAGAATGGCTTATTTTTCATAATAAATAATTTGGAGGAAATAGCTATGATGAAATTATTTTTAGTTTTACCATTTCTTGCACTTACTATTGGTTGTGCATCACCATACCAGAATGCTTCTTATACTGATAAGTCCACACCAGAACAGCGTGACATTGAAGCATCTGGTGCTGCAGCAGTCGAAGCAGCTCGTTCAAATCGTAGTACAAATGGTAACATTCAAACCAATGTACAGCCTGCCGTTAAGCTTTCAGCTAATGATCAATATGACATAGACAATGGGCGCTATGTCGTTTATCATAATGGTAAACGTGATCATCGAGCTGAGCTACGACTATTGCAACAAAAGTCGCAATACCAACGTAAAGGATATGGCAGTTATGCTAATGATAGGTTCAAGCGTCAGTTTGACTATAAAATGAAGCGTAAAATTGACGAAGAAGTTCAACGAGTAATTGACAAAATCTTCTAATTGTGGTAGTATAATCTAATGGATCCAGTAAGTATTGTAGGTCTAATCATTCTGCTCGGTTATGCGTTTACGTTTGTGTTCGCTGCCGGCGTAATCATTTGGGCCCTCGGCGCCTTTTGGTCCGTTATTTGGACTATTTTGAAATATGGCTTTGGTTTTTTGTTTGGAGTAACGTTTATATTATGGCTGATATGGATAAGTATTTAGAAAAGAAGAAGTGGCACAGTCTAACTCAGCTCAAAGATTTTATTAATGAAAAAATCAAGGATGAGCACGTAGTAGAGTTTACTGGACTTATTCTGACAACTAACCGAGCCCATTATTTACTTGATCAAAATGGATTAAAGGTGGTTCTTAAATGATGGAAGAAGAAATTGTAAGTCCACTCGAGCATGAGCCAAGTCTAATCAAACCAGACAATACTTGGTATCCTCAAAATCTCGATTGGTACGTTAAATGGGGAGCTACGGTTCTCATTTTGTTTTCAATGATCTTTCGTTCGGCTGGTGTTGAATGGCGAATGTGGGATCTTGGACTTGGCACCGCTGGTGTCATACTTTGGTTATGGGTATCAGTTATGTGGAACGATCGAGCTTTGATTATTCTTAACGCTGTATCTGTTTTGTTATTAGCATCAACATTCTTAAATGAGTTATGAATCGATTTATAATTGAAAACACACCACAAGCGTGTGCACAAGCTCACTGTGACAAGCATGTTCCAAAGATGTATGTTGAGGAAGCTCAAATGCTTTCTACCGCTCACCGCATGCTTGATGGTGAATTAGAAATGAGACCATCCAAGTCTGGTAAACGTATGGTAAAGTATTGGAAGTTACCTGACGAACGTGAGGATGTTCTATACAAAGCTGTACACATGGGTCATCCCTGCACAAAGTGGTGTATGGAAACTGCAGGTAATTACAAATGGTCTTACCAAATGTATCTCTATCTTGGTATCGAGTTTGGTTATCGTTATGGCAAAGCGCATAAGACTGATGAGCTTGACGGTTGGCTATGTTTCCCTCCAAATAATATTAACCCATCTGAAGAAATTACACCAATGCCTCTTGCAATGGGATCGAATCCTGAATGTATTGACCATAGTGATGTCATTGGTTCCTATCGTAAGTTCTATCAAACCAAGCAAGAGAGATTTAAAATGGTATGGACCAAACGAGAAGTACCAGGTTGGTTTTTATATAAATAAAAGAACTATAATTATAAATCTTTTTAGGAGAGAAATGCAATGGATCGTACTAATAGCAGTAAATTAAAATCTTTAAATGAAGCTATTAAAGATGTGATGTCCGGTCTTAACGAAGATGTAGAAATGCATAAGCGTTTTGCTGCTGCTCACACACATCATGCCAATACTCATGAACACGAAGTAACTAACGGTGGTCATGATGATCATGATTCTGCAGGCGAAGCTCACCATGATGCAGCTACTGCACATCATGCTGCAGCAGCCGCACATAAAAAGCATGGTGCTGGTTCACCGCAATATAAATCAGCAGCACAAAAGGCGCATAGCGCAACCCAGAATGCTAAAGAAGAATCGAGCTATGTAAAATTTAAAAAGGTTGCTAAACCAACAGCTAAGTTTGGTTAAACTTAAAATCACTTAAACGCAAAGGAGCTTCGGCTCCTTTTTTAGTGTACATTACTTTATAAATATAGTATAATAATAATTATAAGGTAAACACTATGGCCTTTTTAGCTAAAGCTAGTGCTACTTTTGATAAGCCGTATTTTAGACAACTTGCTGATAAGATTCAAGCCGGTGAACAAATAAAAACAAAAACCGGAATGATGAAAATGGATAAGAAAGATGCTGGTGTTGCATCTTATCTTAAAGCTGTTAAAGCAGGAACAGATTCTACTGTGCTTAAAGTAATTTATCCAGCTAGTAAGTGGGCTGATGTTTTTGCTGGAAAAAAATGGACAGAGATTGATAAAGGTCAGTTTACTGGGAAAAGTGGTGGTGCTGGTGCAGGAACAATTCAAACACGTATTGCTGAAGCAACACAGTGTGTATGGAATGTGTGTGTGCTCAAAAATCCACGAAAAGCTCAGACAGAGTTTACTAAAAAGGATTTAAAGGCAGCATACGACAGTCCTAATTGTAAAGTACATGGTACCACATTTGAAGAAATATATAATATAGAAGAAAAGTGGCATAAGAGTGGCTATCTATCTGCTAAAAAACTAGTTGCTGATGGTTGGATTAATTTGAAACAAGAATTTCATCATGGAACACCAAATGGCATGGATAAAATTTATAAAATGAAGAAAGATGCGTTAAGCAATAGTGATTTACCTAACATCACCAATGATAAGTGGAATCCTGGTGATTTTTGGGCAATTGAAAAAGGATTTAGGTTAGACTCATTAGATATATCTTCGATCAAAGCTTATAACATGGAACTCGCTAAACAATTTAAAGCAAAAAAAATTGTTGGTATTTCTCTTAAGCAAGTTAAAAAAACTGCGCGTATTTCTACGTTAAATAACACTAAAGATAGACCATCTGACTTTAAATATACAAGTGGAATGCTAGAAAGTAATCGTGGTGATTTCTTTAGTAACAAAAGTGGAACGATTCTTTTTAAAAAAGGTCAGACAGAAGGAAAGATGGAAATACGTACTAATAATTCTTTATCTAATCATAAAGTAGAAATTATGTTGGCAACTGCCCGCGGCGGTGGTTGTGGTTGGGGCGAAATCAGTGAGTTTGTCAAAGAAGCAACTGATTATAGTTTACCCAATAACCCACAAACTTTAGATAGAGCGCAGGGTATCGTTAATGGACAAAAACAAGCAATAGATCATTTTTGGAAGTTAGCAAAAGATTGTGGTTATGATAAAAAATATAAAAAAAATGAATTCATGCAGAAAGTCGCTGAGTTAGGCAAAGTATACGTTCATTCAAAGTTAGGTGCATTAGAGCTAATTGCCATTTTAGAAAGATCTACAGTAAAACAAGCAAATCAAATTATAACTAAAATACATAATTATGCTGGATCTCAATTAGAATTGTCTAGTGTTTACATAAAGGTTTATGAATGAAAAAGTTTAATCGGTACATTATCGAATCTAAAAATACTCACATGGAACATGTTGAGGATCTAATATTTAATGAGGGTGTAGATGGAACTCGCAAAGCTATTAATTTTTTACGTGATCTCCGCGATATGTTGGCAGGTCATTCAAAGAGTAGAATATCTCGTACCGTCAAATGGGACGGTGCGCCTGCTGTCTTCGCGGGCGTCGATCCAACTGACGGGAAATTCTTTGTTGCTAAGAAGGGAGTATTCAATAAGAATCCGAAAGTCTATAAGAGTGCCGCTGACGTACGAGCTGATACTTCAGGCGATCTTCGGGCCAAGCTTATTAGCGCATTGGCCGAGTTCAGCAAACTCGGAATCAAAAGCGGAGTCTACCAAGGCGATTTAATGTTCACCAAAGGTGACGTCTCAAAGGAGAAAATCGATGGTGAGTCTTATTATACTTTCCAGCCTAACACTATTGTTTATGCTGTTCCGGTCAACTCAGCACTCGGACGACAGATATCCCGAGCAGCGATCGGAGTTGTATGGCATACGACTTACACTGGTGATTCTTTTGAGTCTATGTCTGCTAGTTTTGGTAAGTCTATAGCAAGCAAATTCAATTCTGTCGCATCAATTTGGTCGATTGACGCTAACTATCGTGATGAGACCGGCAACGCTACTTTTACTCAGCCAGAAACAAAAAAAGTAACTGCACTCTTGTCTCAGGCAGGACGAATCTTTTCCACAACATCACCAGGACTATTGAATGCGTTTAAAGAAAACCCAAAACTCCTCGAAAGAGTCAAAGTCTTTAACAATAGCTACGTTCGGATGGGTAAGTCTGTTAATCCTCGTAGCCACACTACGGCTTTTATTTCTTACCTTCACGACTTCTACACTAAGGAAGAAAATAAGGTTAAGACTCCAGCTGCTAAAGAACGAAAAAGGTTGGAAAAGAAAGAAGTCATGGCAGTATTTTCAAAATATCCCAGAGCACAATGGACAAAAGTCTGGACTTTAATGACGACTCTTGCCGCAGCAAAGGAACTTATCATCGACAAGATGAACGAAGCTGGTGCAATGAATACATTCCTTCGTACTCGCGACGGATTTAAGGTCACTGCTCCAGAAGGATTCGTTGCGATCGACCATCTCAGCAACGACGCTGTGAAGATCGTTAATCGTATGGAGTTTAGTCGAGCTAACTTTTCACCAGACGTTATTAAAGGTTGGGAAAAATAATACATTTTGGTAGTATCACATTCAAACAACTTTATATTTTTACGAATTCCAAAGAATGCTAGCTCCACTTTAGGAAAGTATTTTGTCGATAAGTGTGACAAAGACACTGACAAATGGACTATCCTTCACTTTTCTGGTATCAGAGAAAACAAGATACCAAAAGATCTCATCAGAAAGTACGCTTTTCAGTATAGACACGTACATCTTACATTACAAGAAATTCTTGATGAGAAAGTTATAACACAAAGTGAAGCTGAAAGCATGAAAAAGATTGCTGTTATACGTAATCCTTTACATCGTCAGCTCAGTCTTTACTTCTTTCTTGTAAAAAATAGAGGAAAAACGGCAGCAAGCCCAGAACAATTTAGAGAATGGTTTAAAAATGGATGTCATTATTCAGACGTCAATAATAAACCAACACAATCTGATTATGTTAAACTTGATAATGTCATTGCTCCTAACGTAGAGTTTTGGAAATACGAAGATATTCAAAAAAATGTTTCTGTAAAATTAGAATATATAAATTCAGGATTCAAACCAAATAAAGATATAGACAAGCTCGTTGCAGAATATTATGACAACAAAACAAAGCAAGCTGTCTTAGAGTATTATCACGAAGACATGGAAATTTATAAGGAACTTTAATGAAACACCTTCTACTCGTACCACTACTCTTCCTCGCTGGATGTAACCTTTTGCCCAGCGACTTTGATAATGTTGAGTTCGATCGACTCGCAAGTCTCAATGTTATGTCAATCAATCCAATCACAGACGACTGGTGTCGAGAGTCTGAGTTGAAGCGTATGAATTACGTCAGTTATATCCTTAAGATCTACAGCAAGTATCGTCTTAACGCTAACATTGCTGAGATCTATAGCGAAATCCATAGTCTTACATCAGAGCTTGTTGAGAGAGAAGATCCAAGCAACGCTTATTGCAAGCTCAAAAGAAACAATATCCACAAAGCGACGACAAAGGCGCTTGAAGTATTCGGAGGAAGGAAATGACACTCGAAGAATGGCAGAAAGATGCAAGAGAAGAGATCATTGAGATCAGAAAACTACTTGACGATGGAATGATTAGTCTCGACGAATACGAAGAACTCATTAATGACATCCTCGATCTCGAAAAGCTTGACTCATTAGCAGACTTTGAAGGTAAAAAGATCCTTGCTTCGAAGATAATTGAAGGACTTAGCGCTTTCGCTCGAATTGTCTAATGCCAAATATCACATGTCTCTGAAGTTAAAGTACAATATATC